CAGAAGAAGGTGGTGGTGAAACAAAACCGAAGACAAAACGACAAGAGGCTTTAGATAGAAATACTACAGGTGAAGGGGGAGACTAAGTATGCCAGAGAATTATTTTGAACATTATCCAACGATTCAATTTGACCTTAAAAACGATGGTAATTTAATCGAAGCAAAAGATATATTTCGTAATATTAAAGTGTCACCAGATGTCGATACTGCAATCACAGGATACGAATATTATTATATTCAAGACCAAGATAGACCAGATGTAACTGCATCAAAACTGTATGGAGATGCTACTTTATATTGGTTATTTTGGATGGTTAACGACAATCTTGCAGTACATAGTGACTGGCCTAAATCACAATCAATATTAGAACGATATATTAAAAGAAAATATAGTGGAAAAGCACTAGTATCCAATCTACAAACAGATATCACTCAGAATCCAAGTGTAGATGATAATGGTCAACCAATACCTCACACTTTCACGATGGGGGAAAAGGTAGTAGGTTCTACCAGTTCGGCCTTCGGATTTGTCACCAAAGTAGACCCTACAAACAATCAGATAGTACTCAATGATATCAAAGGTATATTTCAAAATGGTGAAACTGTCACAGGGTCGAAGTCGTCCAAGAGTTTTACTCTCAGTTCGGTTCGAAATTTTTCGGACTCACCACATCACTACGAGGACTCAGAAGGTATCAAAACCTCAATAAGTACAGGTAATACACCAGTATCTAACCATGATTACGAACAGAAATTCAATGATGATAAGAGGTCGATAAGGTATATTAAACCAAGATATGTACCTAGTTTACTCAGAGAATTCAAGAGTTTTATCAGAGCATAATATAAATGTTAGCAATAGGAAATAATACGCCAGGTTCTTATAGACTTATCAGTATCACTATAAGTAACAATGAAGGGAATCAGTATGATGTAACCAATTTATTAGAAGGGTTTAGAATCACTGAGAGCATCTACGATATGTTTCTTACTGGTAATATAGTCCTTATAGACAATCAGAATATATTTAATCGTATCGGATTTACTGGTCAAGAATATATTCGTATACATTTCTCTGGAATACAGGGACTTGAAGAAGAAGTACCAGAGGATGAACAAATAAATCAAGTATTTCGTATATATAATGTCTCTCATTACCATAGAGATACCGAAATAAATTTAAATAATGTAATATTTTCTCTTGATTTTTGTAGTCCTTTATTATATGAAGCAAGAACTAAACGAATATCTCGAATATATCGTGGTCAACATGGAAAAATAATAAACGATATATGTCGTGACGAATTAAATTTTATTGAACCAGAAAACACTTTGAAAACGAGCGTGAAGGGGGGGAAGGAACTCGGTAACTTCTTTAGTGTACGAGACCCTAATGTCGGAGATGTTGCTGGTTTTCTTTGTCCCAATTGGACTGTATATAAGGCCTTAGAGTACCTCAGAGACAACACTTCCAACGATTCACAGGATGCAAAACCCTATGGAGACTCTTATTACCTCTACCAGACATGTCTCAACGGCTTTAGATTCCACAATGTTGCATCTATGCGTACTATAGAGTATCTTGATGGGGATGTCGCCTTTGCCCCTAGGATGGCCTCTCAGAATATCAAAGAAAACTACGACTTTGTAGATGGCGGTGGTAATGATATACTAAACTACAACAAAAGTAACACTTATGACACCTTATCTGGACACACTTCTGGGTTATATTCTGGGAAAGCACTGATATATAACACCATAACCAAACAATTAACCGAAATAGAGAACGAATATACCCAACAATTTGAGATAGATACCGATGGCACATACAAAAATAAGAAGCTTTTCGGTGTTTCACCACCTTTTAGACTCTCCGAAGAGGGTATTAGAAGTCCCGCGGATGGTGCTGTAGAGGATGGCAACCCCTTAGAGGTTGCACCGAAGAGTCTCGAAGGGGACGCAATCACCAAAAGGTATGGGGCTGCAGTGCATTTTAGTTACTCAGCACCTTCCACCTTTAGTAATAAACTAGGAAATGAGGGAAATAGTGTTAGTTCTGGGGGCGAGACTACTAAATTTAATAGACAGAGAGTAGAGGCCCTCTTTGAAAGGAATAGAATGAACATACAGATTCCAGGCAGGACTAATATAAGCGCAGGGATGACGATTAATGTGCAACTACCCATGCCTACTGCAACAGGTGAGAGAGAAGAGATACTACATAATGGTAGTTTACTGGTCGAAGGTGTTACTTGGATAGGTACGAGAGAGGGCCTCGAAGTTCAGCTCTCATGCACCACAGATGGCCATCAAGTCAACATGGATAAGTACGAGGGTATGACACTTGACCAACAGTATTAGAGAAACCTCAGAGGGACAGTGTTTTGGGACTCCTACTCTTATTTTTTTGGGGCTTTGCACTACCCGCTAAAGTCTTGGGAAGTACTGGGACTCCTAGGTTTTTTCTGGGACTCCTAAATAATAATAGAGGATTATTATATGTTAGATAAAATAATAGAAATACACAGAGATGCATTATTTAAATCTATGGATTATTTTAATATAGATGAATATGGATTAGCGTGGTTCTGTTTTATTAAAGGTATATTATTTACTTTAATATTACAATGGATATTTTAATATGTCTAATTGGTTATATAAAAAATTAGTACCATATGCTCTTAAATTTAGAGAGTGGTCTAGAGATAAATTATGGGTTCAAGTATTAATGGGACTCCTACTCCTATGGATGTTAGGAATATTTAATCCCTATTGGTGTGTTTACCCAGTTTGTTGGATACAAGGTGCATAAATTATGACAAGATGTTTTTTAAATAGTAAAATACATGGGGCAATCTGTACCGATGTAGATTTAGATTACGAAGGTTCTATTTTAATAGACGAAGACTGGATGGATGAGGTGGGACTCCTAGTCCATGAACAAGTTGATGTCTATAATAAAACCAATGGTAACCGACATACAACTTATGTCTTACCTTTACCCAGAGGTTCGAATGAAGTCTCAGTCAATGGGGCAGGAGCTCATCTTACCAACATAGGTGATGAACTTATTATTTGTTCTTACATTTATTTGGACGATAACTACGAGGTTCTACCTTTACGACATGAACCTCAAATAAAAATAATCGACCCTAAAGACCGAATGTACAGAGAATTATTAGGATTAAATTAATTAAATGTTTAGTGGTTTAGAAAATAACTTTTATACAGGTGTGGTTGAAGACCGAAATGACCCACTCTTTATGGGCCGAGTTCGTGTTCGAATCTATGGTTTACATACAGACGATAAACTTCTTATACCGACTCCAGACTTACCATGGTCTGAGGTTTTGATGCCTGTTACTGCACCTGCTTTATCTGGTTTGGGAATGTCTCCACATGGTTTAGTAGAAGGTTCTACAGTCATGGGTATTTTCCGAGATGAGAAAGATATGCAAGACTTTGTGGTCATTGGTTCACTCTTTGGACGACCTAGTAATAAATGGAAAATACCGAACAACGATGCAAGTAAAGCTGTAAGTAGGGATGCAGACAAGGGTTTTAACGACCCTAGAAGGGCTTCTAGAGGAGATTATGACTCAAGTATAGATAAACCCCAGAATGGTCGTAACTTCACTCTCATGGGGTCTCTGGAGACTGCACCATTAGGACGACCTACACTCGACCAAAAACTAGATGGGTCTGGAACAGTAGTTACATCCAAAGAATTAGGTGAAAGATATCCAAGGGACTCCTATGCAAAAAATAGTTTATCCGATGTAAATGAAAATGCAGTCGCAGGGTCAAGTGCAAATTATCCGAATGATGTGATTATAAAACACGAAGGTACAACAGTAAAAGAATTAACTCGAACAGGTGTCTCACCAAGTTATCCATTTAATAAAATGATTGAATCAGAAGCTGGTCATGTCCTAGAAATGGACGACACACCAAATGCAGAAAGACTACACATGTATCATAGGTCTGGAACAAGACTTGAAGTTTTACCAGATGGTTCACAAACACTTAAAGTGGTAAACGACAACTATGAGATTACTTTAAAAGACAAAAAAATATTAATTGGTGGAAGTGCAGATATAGAACTCGTCAATGGGAATCATAATCTACAAGTATATAATGGTGATATATCATTAACTGCACATAAAGGAAATATTAATCTATCCACCTTAGACAGTAGTAAAGCTACTATTATAAAAGGTAAGGTATCATTAAATGGTACTGCATACGATTAATGACAACATCAACCTCAGTTTCAGTTCCATGTCCAGATGTACTTGTTCCAACTGCTGACGACCTAGAAGAAATAATAATTTTTATTGGGAATCAATATGGTTGGGAATATATTGAACCCATCAATGAAATCCTTGGTGCTTTTCCTTTATCTCATACTTGGAATAAAGTTGATTTAGATATTCCAGAATTAGAATGGGAAGGTAAAATCCAAGCAATGATAGAGGAATTTAAACTATTCCCAATCATTAAAATTGCAGAGTTTCTTAGTGTCCCTTTATCAGTTCCGATTCCAGGCCTTGGTATTACAGTTGATTGTCAAAGATTAATTGCTGACCCTAGTTACAAGGTACAATTATTAAAAGAACTTGAGGAACTAGGAGATGGAGTATTAGATTTATTCTTAAGTAAAACTACTTTAGGAAACTGGGATGGAACATTTGGTATTGACTCACCAGATATAAAACTAAGTAAAGCATGGAAAGAAATATGTGAAGAAATACAAAAGACATTGCAGTCTGGTGGTATGAGTGCAATGTTAAAGATAGTAGAATCTACTGGATTTGAAGTTATAAAAGAAGTATTAGAGGAAGTTCTTCCAGACGAATTTGCATTCTTTGTATCTCTTATAACAGAGATTCCAAAAGGTCAGTTATTAGGTGGTGAGATGATTGATGTAGATGCAATTATTGTTGCACTGAGAAAACAAGCAGAAGAGGCTGGTCAAGATTTACAAGAGGCTATTTTAGAATATGAATTACCTTTAGTATCAGACATACCAGACTTTCTTGGATTAGAAGATGTCTTACCAAAGACTTTGGGTGATTTGATTGACTTAGATAAAACACAACAACGAAAGAAAATAGATATGCCTAATTGGAATATACAGAAGTTGTTTGAAAGGTTAAAAACTTTCTTTAAAGATTTACCACAATTATTATTAGAACAAGTATTACTAGTTCTCGAAGCAGTTGAAGCTTTGATATCTAATTTTATTCCAAGTGAAGTTTTACCACCATACACACTCTGTAAGTTTTTAACATTCTTAGGGTTTCCAAAACAGATATCTGTTTCTAATCTAGTACTAGATGGTGCATAAATAATAGTATGAGTAATATAAATCAAAAGAGTAGAAGTAAAATTACTGCAAGAAAGTGGTATACAGATATAGATTTAAATCTAACTGCACATCCTTCTTCTAGAGATTTGTCACTCAAGTATGATAAAGATGCAGTCAAAAGGTCATTAAGAAATATCATGTTAACTAATAATTTTGAAAGACCTTTTAAACCAAACTTTGGTGCAAATTTGAGGGGACTCCTATTTGAACTTGCAGACGACATTACAAAGTATGAAATAAGAAGTCAGATAATGGAAGCTGTTGAAGCATATGAACCAAGGGTTAGAGTTAACCAAATAGATTTACAACAATCGAGGACTGGAAATGACATGCATGTCAGTTTAATTTATGGAATTGTGGGTATACAAGAACCTCAACAAGTAGAAGTAATATTACAGAGAGTACGATAATGGCAACAGTAAAAAGTTCACAAGTCAATATCACCGATTTAGATTTCGATGATATTGCATCCAATCTAAAAGAATATTTAAAAGGTCAACAGACACTTAAAGACTATGACTTTGAAGGAAGTAACATTAGTATATTGATTGACCTTCTTGCATATAGTTCACATGTTTCAGCCTTCAATGCAAACATGGTTGCATCTGAATTGTTTTTGGATACTGCACAAATAAGAAAGAATGTAGTATCTCGTGC